TTGTGGTGCTCTACATATTCTTCTAATTCATGCAGTTCGCCTTCAATGTGACGACGCATTTGTGGATTTGTTGTGGGATCTTGAAGGATTTTCTTATCCTCTTCGATATGCTTTTCTATACTTTCCATTACTCTTGCCTCTTTTTACCGGATGAATCTCTTACTAAATCTAATTTTGTGTAGGTTTCACTACCCGTAATTAAATGGGTCAAATCGGTTATTATATATAGACCCGAATCCATCTTACTGGTATTGTCCTTCTTGTCAACCTCTAACAAGGGAACGTCCAAGTGAATCATGTCACCTGCATGAAGAGAAAAATCTCCAGGTATAGTGATGGATGCAGCGAAAGATAAAAACTGATTGTACCTCATTATAGACTGATTAAGTATATCGCGGTACTCAAAGTTTTCTTCCTCTGACTTTTCTATTTGCTGTGTTGTGTTTCCAGAGGGCAAAGTTCCTTTGTCGAGAAGATAATATGTTGTTCTAGAGAACTCTCTCTCTGCTCCAGGCACTTCAAGTTCTTTATTAAGTTTTGGCAGTTTTTTGCCAGCTAGTTTCAAGTCATCTTTGAAATCATCAACGTTTGGGGTAATGACTTCGTATTCGCATTTAAATGGATCAAACAATACTATTTTCGTGGAAAATGCACCCATCCTTAGTTTGTTTGATGCGTTGATAAGATTGTCTTTATTATATTCTAAACACTTGTAATCATATCCCTCAGGGATAAATTTTCCCATTTCATCAGGAGTCTCTGTATAGATAATCTTTTTCTTTGGTTTTTGTAAAAATAATCCATCGATTGATTTAAAATGATATCCCATCGATGTTTCCCAAAAAAAGTAACCAGCACTTTTTCCTTTATTTTGATTCTGTGCAGAAATGGATTTCTTTGATAACCAGTTTAGAGTGTAGAAAGACTTCTGATTATTTCCAATAAAGTTGAAGTTATTAAGAGTATCCTCAAAATCAATATTTTTTTCAGTCCCTAAACCTTCCCCGATAGGATCTGTCAAAATCTTTTCTATGTTGTCTGATATTTTTCCATCGTATCTTTTTCTCAACTTTACTTTTTCGTTTAGTAAAAACTCTTTAGATACCAAATCAAGACGAACAACTCCCTTTCTTGTATCAGATCCAAGGGGTGTTACCTTATTGACGTATAGATTTAACTTGGGACTGTCACCTATTTTTGCCCCGGTAAAATCCTCAAACTTTATCTCAACTTTTTCTGTCCCAATGATGGGAAGTGCCTCAAGAACGTTTATACCACCAATCACATCATCAGTATCACCAGTATCAACATACTCAACAGTCGCATGGATTGTATCATGCATCATACTTTCATGATACAAAAATCTTACAAGACCTTTTCCTGCGAGATTCGCAAACTTCGTAGGATCTTCATTAGAAATAACTTTTAGATTACTGATAACTGTGGGATCAGAATCTATTCCCTGCCTATCTTTCCTACTTTCCATAAGTTATTACCTCTATACTATTTAACTCTTATACAATTGATCAAATGGATCAAAACCACCACCACTTGGAGTCTGGATAACTGTATCTGTGGGTGTTTGTGTGTCAGTCATCGCAATCATTTGCGTTCTATTAATAAAGAATGAGCTAGCATTAGCATAACCTGGGGTCGTTCTAAGAGGATCAACATTTCTCTTACTTTGATCACCTAAAGTAACACTTTTATCTCTGATTTTCTGTACTCTAGCTGCCGCCTCTCCCTTAGTGATACTACCATCATTGTTAATATCCAATGAACGGTTTTGATCATAGAATACTGGTTTGGAATAATCAGTTGAACCGAAAGTGCTCGCACCTCTTCCGAACAAAACAAAACTATCTGGTTTACCAACTGCAGCTGGAAATAAAACTGCCATGTAAATGTCGCTAAGTGACTTACCTTCGATACCTTTATTTGAAAGATATTTGTCAACATATTTCAGTTGTTCAGTTCTTGACATTCTTGCAAGATCCTCAGTTGTTGTGCCAAGACCTCTAGCGGTTGATGGCATAAACTGAATCAAACCTGTTGCTCCTGAACCTGCAAGGTTTTTCTGAGCAGGGTCAAAACTGCCAGCAGTTTCAAATGACATTACTGCTAATAAATCACCCACAGAAACATTATATTTCTTTGCTAAGTTATCAACTTCACTCAAGAACTCTTTGTCAGATGATACAGAGTCTGGCATTGAGAATGGTTTATCTGCCCTTGGTTTAGATGATTTGTCTAATATTTTAGCAGTCCCAGAGATACTATCAGTCACACCTTGGACTAAACCTCCTAGATTTTTTATGGTGCTTTCAATGAATCCAGTGGTCGGAGGAATAATACCCTGACCAATCTCTGTTGATAATCCTAGTTTTCCAGCAACCATGTCATATAATATACCACCAACAATATCACCACCTACACCACCAAGGATTCCACCGATGATGGTGCCGAAGACTGGGACAATACTTCCGATAGCAGCACCAAGACCACCAAATATACCTGCAAAGATTGCTTTAGATGCTGCTCTCCCCGGTGGATCACCGAAAGCAAGGTTTAATCCAAAGTCAACAATAGGACCAATAACTGGGATTCTTGCTATAAGTTTTAATCCTTTTTTGCCAAAAATCTTCAGGAGTGTTCTCTTGCCTGCCTTCTTCCCACCCCTAGCAAAGATTTGTCCAGGAGTTTGTTCTGGTTTAAGAACTTCATCAAGTAGTTCATCCATGCCCTTATCGATTCTAGCCTGACGTATCGTCTGAGGTTTAGGGGTCGCTCTTATGGTCGTATCTTCAGACATATCTTTAAGAGCTTGTGCTTGAGCACTACTCATTCTCTTTTGAATACCTTCAAATCCCTTTCCTTCAAGTTCTTTCAATATCTTTAAATCCTTAGGAGATATTGATCTAATTGGATCTGGTCCCGATGGTTGTAGTGTTAGTGGTTGAGTGGATGCGAAGAATTTTTTCTTTTTAATTCCTACCTTATTAAGAATATCTTCTCTCTGAGCAAGTAATGTATCAGCTCTAGCGATTTGCCCCTTTGCATGAGCTAATTCAATTTTTTTATCAAGAACATTTACTTTTCTAATAGCTTTAACAACTCGATTATTTGTAAAACCAGTGCCACCTAGAAAGGCATCTATCTCCATCGCCTTTCTTACAGACGAATTTTGCATGAGTTCAAACTGTCTGTTCTGACGTAAAGCTAGAGCTGTTTTCTTTCTTTCAGAGACAGTGGAACCTAGTTCACTTAATCGCCTTCTCCTTAAAGCAGTTTGTCTTGCTCTCTGCTGTCTTCCAAACTCTTTTGCCCTCTTTATATCTTCTGATTCTCTTACTCTTTCTCTTTCTTGAAGAGATTTCAAATCTGATTCAGCTTTAAATCTTTTTTCCCTCTCTTCAAGAATCTGAA